ATGCCCGTCACCACGCCGTTGCTGATCGTGGCCACAGCCACCGCCCCGCTGCCGCCGCCACCCGACAGTGTAACGGTCGGGACAGAACTGTATCCCGCCCCGCCCGATGTGACAGCAAGGGCGGACACGGCCCCGGCGGACACGCTGGCGCTGGCCGTGGCGGTGGTGGTGGCCGTCGCACCGGACGGCGGGCTGTTCAGCACCGATGCCCCGTCCGCCTGCACCCACGCAAACGCCGCGACAGCAACGCCGCCCGCACCCGCCCGCAGGCCATTGGCCCACGCCAGCACCGACCGGCGCGGGTTTTCCGACGCCCACGCACCCGCAAAGGATACGGGCCAGTTATAATTGACCGTATTGGGAAAAGGCATGCACAGCCTCCATGTTTTTTAAGTAAAACCGCATGCGGGGGCACAGGCCCTCAGGGGCGTCGCCCCCGAACCCCCACCAAAAGGCATCGCCCTTTGGAAACCGGTATTTTCAACAGATCAGGGTGCAGGGCGCGTACCCGCTGCCAGAGCCAGAGCCAGAACCGGGGGGCTCCACGTGCCGACGCGCCTCATGCACCCAGAAAAAACGGATACCGGATCACACCCCCGGACCCAGAGACTGTTTGAAACATCAGGCGCTATAACATACTGAAATGATAAAGGTTTTTGGTGAATATTTTTCCAGAAACCTTCGAAAGACGCTGCCTTTTTCGATCAAAAGGCAGCACCCAAAAACTTTTCTTGTTTTTATCAATGGCTTGTTTTCAAACAGTCTTTCATAACCCCGAAATTACAACCCCGGGCCGGGATGCGCCGTAACAATGAAGACATCCACACCCGACATGGAACATTCCTCATTCGACGCATCGCTGGTGGTAATGACATCGAATGTTTTGCCGGTCTTCTCGCGAAAGGTAATATGATAAACCTCGCGATACAGGCCGTGCCCTCTGGGCTCTGCCGCAAGGCGCGTGGCCTTCGTGGCCGTGAAATCCATCTGATCCGGGTCAATCATCCCGGCATTTTTCAGGGTTCCATACGCGATACTGCCCGGCCAGTCGGCACAGTCCGGCGCCTTTGCAGGTGCCGCCATGACGCCGGATATACTCGCCACCATCAGGAACGATATCAGACAGGGAATACGGACATTCATTTTGTTACCTTGATAATATGATCGTTACTCATCCATACCTTCTGACGTGCAGAATATGAAACAATCATACAACCATTCAAAGCACGACCCGGATGTGCCTTGCGGTCACCATGCATCATGATACCAGTACGCCCCAAAGCAATATTCCCATTTATCGGCGTCAGGCGCATTGTATATGCACCGGAATGCGAATGAAAAAACGGCGCACCAATCGAATAATCACCTACTGGCGTTGGTCCGACATGACGAACGCCCTCCATTGCAGGATTGTTCTTTCCTGCATCAATACCGGACTATCCCTTCGTCACGGGAACACCGTTATATTTCAATTGTCCGGTAGATTGACGATAGACCCAAGGCATTCCACATCCTGCCATGCTTTTGCGTTGCCCCTGCCCCCCAGCAGGGGGCATCCCCCTTTGGACACCGGTATTTTCAACAGATCAGGGTAAAGCGCCCGGATGCCGCCTACAGCACGCGCGGCGCACGGGTCACGCCAAAGCGGGCGTTGAAATCCGGCGCGGCGTCAGTGGCCAGCGCGGCACCGGGGGCGGCCTGTCGTGTACCGATCACCACATCAAGCATCGGGCGCAGGGCCGACGGGTGCAGGGCTGCCACGTCATGTCCCGCCTGCGTCAGCGCATAGCGGTAGATGGCGTCCGCGCTGTCCATGCCGATCACCTCGCCCACCAGCGGGCGGACGGCGCGGCGTGCGTCGTCGATCGCGCCGAGGCGGCTGCGTTCCCCCGCCAGCGCGCGGGCCACGGCGTCACGCACGGCGGCGTCCGACGCCATTTCGGGTGCGGTGGCGGGCGCGATGCCGGACGGTGTTGCGGACACTGTTTCTGGTGCTGTTTCTGGTGCGGCGCCTGACGTGGCGCCTGACGTGGCGCCGGATACGGTGGCAGGGGGACGGCCCACCGCCGCACGCGCCGCCAGCAGGGCCGCCGACAGCGCATCGGGCGCGGTGTCGGGCGTCAGCGCGCCGGTGCGCAGGGCGTGGCCGATGACCTGCAACGTAAAGGTCGCATCGGGTTCGGGTAAGGGTGCCATCATGTTCTCCTGTAGTGCGGAATCGGCCACCAGCACGTCCGGCCCCGCCCGCCCGGCGGGGACAAGGGCGACATGGTTGCCGCGAATATTGCGCATCACCCCGTCATAGGGCTGCCCCCGCCAGCGCCCCGGCGTCATGTCCGCGTCATAGCGATAGGCGCACGACAGTTCACGCCGCCCGCCATCGCGCACCATCGCGATCGCATCGGCGTCCCAGATCGCCAGCGCATTGTCCAGATACGGGTCGGCAAAGGCGCAGTCGGTGCCGGTCGCGCCCACGGTGATATCGCGGCGCGGGTTGTCCGCCGACACATGCGCATGATCGGCCAGGACAGGGATGGCGTTAAAGGTCGGGGCCGCGCGCGCCAGTTCATCGGGCGCGCGTAAAAGTCGGTACAGGCCATCCGCCCGCAGGCCCAGCGCCACATGACCGGGGATTTCCGACCCCCGATAGGTGTTGACGCCTGCCTTTGAAATATGGGTCCGCGCGACATATAACCGCCCGTCCTCGTCCGTTACACGGACCGAACCGATCCGGTCATGGGCCAGCATATCGGTCATGAATGTCCTTTCGTCGGGGCAACGCCCGCCGCCGCGCGCAGGGCGTCGATACGTGCGCGGGCATGGTCAATGTCCGCGCGTTGCGCATCGTCCATCTGCCATAACGGCACGAATGCAAAATCCAGCCGCGGATCGACCTCCCCCCACAGGTGCAGTTGCACCATGCGAAACATCCGGTCGAGCACCGGGGCCACATGTGCCTCCTGAAATGCCGTGATTTCGTCGTAAAAGACACGGATTTCCCCGTCAGAGGAGGCATTCAGCCCGGCAGGCTGGATACCGAACAGCTTGACCAGCGGGATACCGGGGATCGAGGCCATGAATTCCTGTGACTGGGCCTGAAGCTCGCTCAGTCCCGACAGCGGGGTGGCGACGATGTCGAAATCCTCGTGCGTGCGGTCGATGACAAAAGTGCCGTGGTTCGACTGATACGCATTCATCGCCTCCACCCGGCCCGTCAGGCTGTCGGTATCGACCTGCGCGGGGCCGGTCCCGTCGCCATCGCCCATCGCACCGGCCATGTCGGTTTTCAGCACCTTGGTCGCAAAATTGCTGACCAGATCGGACACGGACTGGCGCGTGCGCAGGAAGTTATGGACATAGGTGCGCAACATCTGCGTCAGGCTGGGGCCGCCGAAATTGAAGGCGGGCTTGAAAATATCCGATACCTCGAACGGCACCATCGAAAACAGGCGGCTGGCATCCACCAGCGTCCCCTGCACCCACCATGCGCGCGGGCAAAAGTAATCGGGGCGCAGCGGCATGTCGGCGTTATAGCTGTCGGGGGTGGTCCATAACGGCTCCACATTCAAAAAACGCCTGATCGCGCCACGGGCGATGCCATTCGGCCCGATCACCAGCGGCGTGCCCTGTCCCGCGCTGCTTAACGCCTGTCCCATGTCCGGCCACACATGCCCCAGACCAAAGCCCAGCGCATGGATCACCTGCCGGCGCAGCACCTCGCGCACGCGCAGGCGTCGCATCTCGGCCCGTAATTGCGCCATGCGCGCCACAAGCGCGTCGTCGGGCGTATCGGTTTCGGGCGTGGTGATGCGCACCCATTCGCGCGTGGCTTCGCGCGCGATGACCTCAACAGGCTTGCGGAACTCCGCGCGCTGCATCATCTGCGCCAGCAGGGGATAACCGACAAAGCCCAACGCATCGCCAAACGCGCCATCACCGTCCCCCAACCCCATGCCGGCCCAGTCATGCACCCCCGACAGCGCCCGGTCCATCGCCAGCGCCCCCGCCCCGCGCACCCCCGGCGGCGGGACATAGGGACGCAGGCCATCGCGCGCACCCGATGGCAGGGCGGACGCCATACGGCCAAAGCGCGGCATGGCGTCGGGACGCGGCACAACGCGCGGTTCACGCCGCACGCGCGGGGGCGTGGGCGCGCGGTGGAACCAGTGTTTCATGATGCTGTTTCCTGAACGCATGCAACAGCCGGACACTGCCCATGGCCTGCACGCTGTTTTGTTAAAGTCACGGTTTCCAAAAGGGAAATACCCACCCCCTACCAGACCCGATCAAAGCCACGGTTTCCAAAGGGTAATACCCTTTGGTAGGGGTTCGGGGGCAACGCCCCTGAGCAACACCCCTAGGCAACACCCCCTGAGCAACAGCGGTCAGATCCTGCGGATCGCAGCAGGCGTAAAGGCAGGCATGCGGCGGCGGTTACGGATCACCCCATCCAGCGCATAGCGCAGCGCGTCGATCCCGTGGTCCCACCCATCGGCCAGCACCGGCAGCACGTCACCCGTCAGGCGGTCCACGCGCCATGAATACAGCCGCAATTCACGCGCAATGTTTTCGCAACGCGGATGCACGCGGATACAGCGGAACGCGCGCAGGCGGGCGATCCCGTCCTGCACCGATCCGGGCCATTTCGCCGCCGCCGTCATGCGAAAACCAAAGCGCGTGGCAAGGTAGCTGATTGTTTCCGGCCGGGAGGCATCGGCGCGCACGGGCCATTCGCGCGCCCCTGGCACATGATCGAACAGGGCGGCCAGATCGTCCATTTCCACCCCCGTTGCGAAGACCTCGTGATCGACATGCACGATGTCATCGGCGATAAAGCACCGCACCATCACCGTCGGATCCCGCGCAAAGCCCCAGTCCACGCCAAAATACAGCCGCGCGTCGGGCGGGGTCGTGAACTCCGCCACCTCCACATGCCCGCCAAAAACCACGGCGTCACTGCGGGTGCGGCATTCGCCCTCCCACACATGGTCATAACTGTCGGGGTCATGACGCAGCATGCGGCGGCGTTCCGCGTCCAGTTCGGGCGGAAACCACGGATTGTCACGCCAGCCCACATGACGCACAATGGCGTCGGGATCATCACGCAGGGCACGCATCATCTGGTGCATCGGCGCGTCCTCGCGCTCCGGGTTATAGGTGAACCAGATTTCCGACCCCGGCGCGCGGATCGTCGGCAAAAGGATGTCCAGACTGGCGCGGCTCAGGCTCTGCGCCTCCTCCACCCAGCAGATATCGACTTTTTCAGTTGACTTGATCGCCTCGACATTACGGCCCAGACCCCGAAACAGGATTTCCGAACCGCATGCCGTGGTCAGCAGGTTTTCACGAATCCGGAACCATGGCCCCAGCCCCAGCGCCGCAACCTGATCCGACAGCAGCCGCCGCACCGAATCGGCCATCGAGCTGTGATATTCCCGACAGCATAATATCCGCAAC